CTTTTGGGCCTCGCTGTCTACATAATAAATACTCTTGTCTATACAGGAGCGAACTATGTGGACAGCGAGCGAATATCTACGTCAAACCCCACCAAGACCATTAAAGTACAATGTCTTACAACGTGCCAATTCATGGCGCTATCATAACATGAAACCCCGTGGACAGATTCTAGATATACTAGCCTAAGGTACTATGCTAGTATAATTACTAGTATATGCTACACACTTACCTTCCCCGAGCAATTTCCGCAGTTCTCAGCATAGTGCAAAGCACAGGCCTACGCAACCGTGTCTATGCCATGGAGGATCGTTTGGACATATTAGAAGTAGCCATAGAAGACATAGCTCGTATCAATGCACACAGTCCTGAGCCAAATCCCTTAATCACCAATATAGTTGCTAACGTACAGCGTCATCACGAATCCATTAGAGAATATATACCCTAAACTATATAAGTGTATGGACGATAGAGATATTTTTATACAGACTAAACAGGGCCAGTTCGAATACGATGCAGACTACGACATATATCGTAGACGGCCAGAACCTAGGGATTTGACACACTTTCAGCAGTTTGGTTGGATATATGTCTTAGCCATATTGACTGTGATCGCCTACTATGTTACACTAATTCAAGGATAAGTACAGTATGAAAGCACCTTATGTTATAGTTGTAGCACTATTAGTTCTATATTCTTATATACATTGGCTTTGGTAAAAACTGCCAGGGCTGACTGTTAAGTACCCTAGCAAAATTTTTTACGCAGAATTTTTTGCATTTCTGCAAATACCCATTAAGGAGCGCAAATGGCCAAGAAGACCAGCAGTAAAACAGTTAAGCCAGAATCAGTACTGCCCACAGATGACTTTAGTAAATTGTCAGAAGATCAAACAGCAGAGATCCTAGAAGTAACCTTTGAAACTATCTGCAATCGTTTGGAACAAAGTGGTGTAGATCCTGATTTGATTACTGGCATACTGTTTAATCACTTTACTCAACGCTTGTGCGATGTTAATGATCGTGAACAGTATGAAATGATCCTAGAGATGGCCTTAGAAACCGCTTGGGACGAACAGACTATACATTGATTCTGTGAATAAGGTGCGTATATTATGCACCTATTTTTTTGCGCTGGCGCTTCGCGGCTTCGCCGCTTAGAGACTCTCGCCCTGGTTAAATAAGTGTAATGAAAACTGCCTGTGTGTTCATTGCTGACCCTTACTGCTCTGTTCAATGCGCTAATGGACTGCTTGGGGTATTGAGTGAGGATTTTCGCATACGCATATTTGGCGCAAGGCCCTTGGAACAGGGCTTTTTTCATGACTGCGATTTGCTAGTCATTCCTGGGGGCGAAGGAGACAGTGAAAGTTTCCATAGACTCATGCGTAATCATCGAGAGGCCATAAGGGCTTATGTTCAGCAGGGTGGTGCTTATCTAGGCGTCTGTATGGGTGCTTACTGGGCGGGCAGTCACTACTTGGATATCTTGGACAATCTGGACACCGTACAGTATATCACACAGCCCGGAGCAGATACTCGACGCCCTCATGCCAAAAACATTAGGGTAACTTGGCAGGGTGTGGCAACAACAATGTTCTTCTATGATGGCTGTGCCATAGTGGGCCCGGGAGAGCGAACTGTCTGGGCTACCTATGCCAACGGAGACGCCATGGCAGTGATACAACGTCGCACGGGCCTAATAGGCTGTCATCCTGAAAGTGAACCGTTTTGGTATGACTACCCTAGTTGGATGCGGGGACATTTCCACCAGGGCAGGGATTGGCTAAGGCTAAGAGAGTTTGTACAGGCTCTGGTTAAAACGGACTATCAGTAGGGTCTGAACCACCGCCCATGTTATTCAAAAACTGACGTAGGCGTGTGCTGTCTGTCTGTGCTCGAACCTTGGGTATGGCTATGCCCTGCTGTGGATCTATTTCGCCGGTAACTGGGTCTACGGACTGCGGTGCTTCTGCGGTGCTCTTGCGTTTTAAATCATCAATGATACTTGAGCTCTTTGGACGGTATTCACTGTCGCTCTGTCCTTCCAATCCTGGGTCTGTGATGCGTAGTGTATCAATATCAAAGTCTAGGTCAATCTTCATACCCACGCCGCTACTACTACGAGTTTTCATTAACTGTATCTGATACTTGCCACGTTCACGCATAGCACGGCTGGTAAAGATACCAAACACGTTATCCGCTGTTTGAATCTTACTAAGTCCGCCTGAAATGTGACTGTGATCAAATTCAACTTCTTCCACAGCACCACGGTTCAACTGTGCCGCTGTAACAAACACACATTGTTTTTCCATGGCCAAGTTTCTAAGTTCTTCTGCCACATACTTGTCCTTGACGAACAGGTTTTCTGCACTAATCTTCTTACTGATTGGCAGTAACAGGTCCATATAGTCTACCAGCAGTACGTCCACCTTACGACCCATTTTAATTTCATACTCTTTCAAGTAAGCACGAATGTCGTTAGTTGTTTTACCCGATGGCATATACTTGACTTGGAAAGCACCGGACTTCTTACCAATCATCTTGACTTTCATTTCAACATTGTCAAGATCCTTGAAAATCTCCTTGGTACTGATGCCTGTGGTCATTGAATCCACACGCATACTAACCAATGCTTCACTGAGTTCCAATGTTAGGTATACAACGTTTAAACCTTGTAAGGCCCAGTTTACGCCAAGGTTAGCAAGAAAGAGGGATTTACCAGCACCGCTTCCACCGGCAAAAATGTTAAGTTCTCCACGGTTCATGCCTCCAAATAATCTCTTGTCCACTGTGTCCCAGCCAGTCTTGACCTGCCCGTTCTTATCTTTAAGACCCAGCAAGCGACCTTTAGGATCACTCCAATAGTCTGTACCCATGTCCTTTTGTAGGCCAATCTGTACAGCCTTTTTGATCAGTTCTTCCACAGGACCATAGTCACCCTTTTCCAGCATGTCTGCTGATTCTAGAATAGCTCGCTCAAGGCCTTTGTGTTTGGTAAATGTTTCAAACTCCAACATCAGCCAATCGTAGTGTTCGTCTTTGAGTACACCTGGATTGTTCAGCTCAGTCTTAGTTGCAGCCTTGACCATTTCAAATGTAGGCAGTGCGTTGTGCTCTGTTACATAGGTGTTCAAAAACTCTGCACAGTCCTGTAGTTTGCGATCAAATAATGTGGGATCAAAAATGCTTTGACAGCGTACAAATGTACCTGCGTCACTGAGCATCATTTCTAAATATAGTTTCTGGATATCATATCCATAGTCAGTGTTTTGTCTAGTAGCCATAGTTTTTATTATACTTTAATTTTAATGTGTTTGCAATCTTGCCATTGCCAATTCCAAATACGATTTCGTGTATGATAGGCCACTGCTCCTATACTGCTACTAGGATCGCCTGGATTAGGCAAACTCCAGATATAGTCAAACTTTGGTTCAACTACACTGGCATTGGCCTTACTGTTCATAGCACAGCCGCCCATATAGACTAGACAGTCTGCACCAGTTAGATCTTTGGCTGTACGCATAACCATATCAACCTGTTCTGTGAACACTTCCTGTACAGCGGCCGCTATGTCACACTGGTCCTGAAGATTTCTAATTTCGTGCGGCCAATCGTTGATGCCTCTGTGCATATTTTTATGAGCATACACCAATGTGCCCATGTATTCTTTTACATCAAAATATACACGATCAGGATCACCTTGGTCACTCATCTGTTGTAGTAGATGTTCCTGTTTAATTGGTTCTAGTCCGCATAACTTTGTAAACGCACTATAGAATAACCCCAAACTGTGGGGATAAGTGCGACTCCAAACCTTCTTAAGTTCTCCGTGCTTACCTTCCCAGATAGTTGCACATTCAAATTCGCCTATAGCGTCGAGAACTACCACAGCACAGTGATTAAATGGGCTAGTGTAATAGCCTGAGGCGGCATGACTGGCATGATGTGGAGTATAGGTCACTGGAGCATAGTGTACTCTTATTTTATTCAAGTAGCGTCCGGGTAGCACCGACATATCCAATGCTGTTTTATATTGTCCAGCGTAGACCTGTCTTGCTTTTTTAACCCAAGGACGTTCGTACCAAAAAATTCTATCAGGTGCACCGTGATGTAGTGCTTCTGTTATAACGGCTGTGTCAAACTCATCTTCTTTGCAACTAACCCAAGATTGAAGAGCGCCATTTTTAAACACAGCCAGGCTACTGCCGTGATTAAGAGCGTTAATACCCCAGTGAATCATTTGTAGATATATGGATCCTTCTTGCGAAGAGCTTCCATCCTTTTCTTGAATTTTCTATCTTCAAAGAACTTTTTAATTCTTGCTATTAATTTAAGAACCATTGTTTTGCCTTTAGTTTAATTTTTAATTCTGTGTCTTCTGTTTCGGACACAATCTTATATAAGGTCTGTAAGCGACCTAATTTTTTAACTGCATCATTGACGTCTTTAACACCTTCGGGCCAACTGGGCATACTAACGCTGTATCTGTTAGCAATAGCCTGTTCAACTGTGCGCTTTCCATCTGCGTCCCTGTCTGGAACAACAATAACCTTGCGGCCAAGTCTATTGATTAGCAGAGCCTGTTTATCCATGATTTCTGCGCCAAGGATTGCAACTGCATCTATACTTAGTGCGTCTACAGGACCTTCGACTACTATCACGAATTCCCTGTCCTGTGTTTGACAGTCCAAATTAAACACATATCCAGGAGTTTGATCCGATATGTATTTGGGTTTACCTTCTATAACTTTACGAGCAGTATGCCCAACAATACGTCCGTCTAATCTAAATGGTATAATTAATCTATCAGCAAACCCTGCCACAGGACACCAATAAAAATCATCCAATGGATTTAAGTTTCTGGACCATACATATTCAACTACTGTGTCAAATTGTGCTCTAAGATCCGCGGGTAATTTTGTTAAATGTTCCAGCCATTCTTTAATTTGTAGACTGCCTTCGGGCAATGGTTTATCTTCAAACTTAGGAATAGTAACTGCTTCCAATGCCTGTTCATCGGATTGGATCTTTAGTGCTTCTAAAGTAATTTTATTAATGACATCGTCAGGTGCGCCCATCCAACTTAATAGATTACGCATCTTACGAGTTAAATGTCTGCCTGGTTGATAACTGGCTTTGTAGCCGCAGTTGAAGCAATGATAACTAATACCATCGCCATTTTGAATCATACCACCACGCTGTCTAGTATCTGCTGTTGTGCCATTATGGTGACAGCAGACCGCGTTAAACTTTACCCAACCACTGGGTGTTTGTTTCCGTTTTGCAGGGAGGTACGAATAGATTATCTCACCAATACTCATATAGAGTATTTTAGTTTCTTACTATTACTTTGTCAACTTTTCCGGTAAAACCTGTTCCAGCAACACTGGTATATGTTCTATCCGATGTGGATAAACTTGCTTCACCCAGAATAGATGCAGACAGGATACTACGAGTATAACTTGGTAATGAACCGTAAATTGGTCCTTGGATGGCTGTTACTGTTACTATAGCATCATTGGCTGGACTTGTTCCGCCCAGTGACGTGCCTAATAGTTTAATCTTATCGCCAATATCATATTGTCTGCCACCGTCTGGTATGCCAACAATAGTGTATGTACTACCTAACTTTTGAATATCAAATGTTGCGGTGCTACTGCTACTAGATTTATTATAACCAAAACGCATAAATCTGTAACCTGTGTTTTCGATAACTTTGGTTACGCTACTTGCACTGGTAACTTCTACTGTATCAATTAATTTCCAAGTCACGCTAGATGCTGTGCTTTTATCTGAGGTTGCATAAACATTAACAAAACCGTTGAACGGATCTGTTGTATCTGGTACTACTTCAATTTCTACGCTACCAATTACTGTACTATCTGTGGCGGTACTGTAATCATCATTTAAGTAAGTGCCGAAAGGTACAATTTCACTTAAGAACTGATTACGGTCAAATTCAAAGTTAAAGACCTTTGCCACATCAATAATGTCACCAAAGCCGAGTTTTTCATTATAACCATCCATTAACTGTACATTGCCAAATAATTCAAATTGCCCGTCTACATAGATAGGACTGTTAGTTGTACCGTCTGTTAGATAAGCCGCCATGCGTAGCATCTGTGGGTCAATGTCTGCTATTGTGCTACTGCTAATAGTCAGCGTCATCTGTCCTAATTGACTAGGAACTGCTATGGCTGTGGCAGTAAACAAGTTCTTCTGATCTGCGTCAAAGAACTTAACAACTGCGGTTTGACCTACCACTGTCTGCTTGCGTTGCTCTGAATTCCTAACATCTAATTGTATGGTATTATCAATACCTTTATATAATTTTAATTGGCGTTGGTACACTTGTCTATACTCCGTGTTGAATCCTACTCTATCTGTAGTAACAGTGATTTTATTTGGTACTAAATAAAACTGAATTTTTTGCATTGGCTTAATTTCGCTTATTCAAGGTTATAACAGTATTTATGGTAAAATTAACGGAAGACATCAGAGAAAACTTCCCCTTTATTTCAGTAGTTCATTATGGCGGGCTAGAATACGTAGGCATCATTATTAATCAAGATCAATACGTTACTAGCCTTTACAATTACGAAGCACTAAAAACAGAAGAAGATCGCAAGAGTTTCCTGAGTCTGGGCGAAGCATGGTGGTGGGAAAGTAACCGTACAATTCCTATCAATATCTTCTTAAAATTAGAGATGGAGCAGTTCAAATACTCCGTAATGACTATGAATACTAAAGATGTATCCGTAGTATTTGGCCCTACTATAAATCTTCACAACATTTCGATTAAGCGTGTAAAGCGTAAGGTAATACAGTTAGTTAGAAAACGTTAACTAAATCCGTAACTGATATTTTCACAGATTAAATTCATTTGCACAACTACTGCCTGAGCGTAAGCAATAGCGTGTGCCTTCTTAAAATAGTATTCATCGTTCTCCGGTTTCGTCCATACTTCCTTCATCACCGAAGTCCATTCTTTCCCAATCAGATAACGTTTCGCCGGACGTATCATCGCTAGGACTGCACCTAATTGCTCTATGCTCCGTGGTTTCATTTCTCTTAGAATAGAACCATAACCGTTGACGTGAAACAGCAGATTGTTGAAATCGTCTTGCTCCAAAAGATCCCATAAGGGTTCAGTCTCCATAAGTTGAATGAGATGCTGTTCATCTCGTACACCTTCGTAAATACCAACATTCAAGAAATCTATCTTGAAATAACCTCTTGCTTCTGCTTCTTTATAATCTATTGTGCTTAGGCCTGTGGCAGGATTGTAAGGGATAGAAGTACAATATATGCCTGTGTTGTGCTTTTTAAAACTACCATTATCTTCTATAGTCGCAACGACATGCTCTAATTTTTCTAGAGCTTTATTTCTGTCTGCAAAGTCTATGTCAATATCTGGCATTATAAATTACCTTCTTTAACTACTTCGGCTATTAGTTCTTTGTCTGCGGGATATGTTCTGAATCGTCTTGCCCAATATTCTGGATCTAAAACTTCGAATACAATGTTTAATTGTTCGTCATTGAATTTGCCTAATAATGCCCTTCCGCTGTCACAGTTCAATACTAACCATGGACTAATCTTTCCGTCCTTGATTGCGTACACAGCTCGATTAACACTTACATACTTAAAGTAATGATTCCACTGGCTACTATTTTCATTTGCCCAGTCCATCATTGTAGTTATACTACGCTGTAAAGCCACTTCGGCAGGTTCTTTCTTTATTAAGTCTAGAACATATTTATAGTACAATTCTTCTCTACACCAGTGATCTAGTTTAACTCCACTGGTAACAACAAAGTCAATGTATCTATCTGGATACAAGGGATTTACGTTGCTGAGAAAACTGCCAAACTTTACAAAGGCATTGTAGTAAGGACTTTTAGCAAACTCGTCATAAGTTTTAACGTGTTTGGCTTTCTGTGTCAGTTGAAAGAATCTAACATAGGTTTGATAGCCTAGTACAACGTGTTTTTCGTCTTTGGCCAAGTGTCTACGTTTTTGCTCACACATATGGACCGTAAGGGTAGACTCTTTAACATAAGCACTACCGCAGTACTGACAAACGTATGGTTTTTCAACTGTGGACAATTTTATTTTAATTCCTTTGTGTTTCTCAAAAACATCTAAGTTCATAATGCCTTTTTAATATCTTTATCTTCCCAACCAAGATCCTTAAGACGTTGCTTAACTTCTTTTTCTGTAGTCATGCTAGACATAAGTTCGAGTTCGTCTTCTTTCAAGTGTGGATATAGTGTTTCCAATACTTTGATAACTTTACTGTTACCTTCTTTCTTTTTATATCCAATCCATTCGTGAAAATGAATTTTCTTTTCTTCATTACCAGTCATACAAACAAGATACCACAGTAACTTAGGATGCTTACTAAGACTAAAGTAATGCTTGTTAAAGTACTCGTTAGTTTTGAAGATAGCCAACTCTTGCGTTTCTCTGTCGCTGGTTTTAATAGAGCTGGCATACCTAAGCAATAGATAAAGACTGATTTGCTTTCTCTGTTCTTCTGTGAAATTATCCCATAGATCTCTGGCGCCCATATCAATGGCCGCTGTTTCATCTTTGATAGTTAGTTTATCACTCATCTTTAGGAACAATCCTTACATCAAATGCCATTACAGTTCTATTACCCTTACCCTTCCAAGGATAAACTGTGTGTGGCAGATGGCTTGGAAATACAATAACAGTACCTGGTGTAGGTTTATATTTCCAATTATCTGTCATAATAAATTTACCAACATCTCTAGTTTGTGGTAATCTAAATGCTACATTGCCGTCTGTTGGAGACAAATTTTCATCTAAATCTGGAGCAGTGATATAAATGTTTCCGCTGATATTGCCGCCTGGATGTGTATGTAATTCTTGATAGTCTCCCTGCGTCTGACGAATAGTCCAGATGCTGGTAACAACAGGCTTACACAGTTTTAAATCTTCAGTTCCGCTTTGTGCTGTAATAATTTCCATGTAGCCAGTACAGATGTTTTCAATCCATTTGACTAACCAAGAAACATCAATGTTTAGTTGATTAGGATATACTTGTATCTGCTGTCCTCCGCGAATACTAATAAATGGATTATCTGCATCATTCAATTCGGGGTGTCCGTGTAACATCTCAGACAGACTAAAAATTTGACTAAACTCAACTGGTGGTACTTGGTCAATAGCCAACACAGTTGGTTGAAAATATGCTACCTTTAAACTCATTGTTGTTTATCCTTGACAATATTATAGATTAGTATAGCACGATCCAGTGATCGTTGTAAAGACGTATTGGTCTTTGCAGTTTCCCGAACATTCTTCCAAAGTCTTGCTTCTTTAGATGCTAGGAATGTTTCCCTGCCATTACCAGGACGTTTGGGATCGTAATCCCAACCGATGGCTACTCGTGTACTAGGATCTGCACCTATTTCTCGAGCATAGGTAACTCCGTCTGCTCTTTCATAGATATAAGTTGCACCAGGTTTAAGTTGTCCCATATTATAACAATTTGTAGTGGTTAATAATTTCGCTTTGACGGCTAATGTCTTTAGTAAAAAATGCACAATGCGGTTTAGTGCCTTCATACAATGGAACTGTCAACAATTGGTTATTTTTCATTTTAGGAAAAAACCATTTAACATCATTGTAGACATTAACAATTTCAATTTGTGCGTACTCGTGTTTAAATGCACTCAATGGATTAAAAATAAATGCTTCAAACCCTCTATCATTAAGACTAGTTAAGGGCAGTACTTCCAATTCATTGCCGCATTCGCTGTCACCTACTGCTATACTCCAGTCAATGGGCATAGTTACTTCATGTCCGCCAATGTTAAGGACCATGGCAGGACTGTTAAAACTTTCTAAAAATATCAGTGGTATGAAAAAGAAATCTGGATTGTTAGGATCATTATTGTCTAATACACTAAATCTAATATCGTCTTCTAATTCATCTGGCATCTTAGACAAGTCGAAACTTTTGTCATCTAAGGTTAAAATATACATTTATTCTCCGTTTATTATTATTCCCAATTTACCTTTTCAATGGTGAAAGGGTATTTGGCTTCTTTGTAGAATTTCTTTCGCTCTGTTAAGTGCCTTTTTGCATATTTGCAAGTAGATGTTATGTCCCAGATTTGGACGAAGTCTTTATCCTCTGCCTTTCTAATGCCACGCCCAATGCTTTGTATAACTCGGACAAAGCTCTTTCCGGGCTCCAAAAGAACCAGATTAAAAATCCTAGGAATATTAAGACCCACAGCGGCCACACCATAAGTCGCCACAATAACCTTGTTATCACTGTCTTTAACTTCATCGTAATGTTCCTTTCGCTCCGTGAGCTTGACTTCTCCGCTGATGAACACGGATCCTGGTATTGCATCTACAATCTGTCTACCTGCATCGAGCCTATCTACTAGTATTAATGTGTTGCCTGAGTCTTTAATTGAATTGCATAGTTTTGCGATATAACCGACCCTGTCAACGTCTGTGACAAGGTACTTTAATTCTTCTTGGTATGTTCTAAATTCTTTAACGTCCATTAACTGAACAATGTTAACGTGACACTGACTGAGCACACCTTTTTCCTGTAATGTATGTGCGCTGATACGATTAACCACAGGACCGAGTGTTGCTAAAATACTGTGGAAGTTAATTTCTTCTTTGGGAACTGTACCAGTTAAGCCCCAACGAATAGGAGCATTAGCCATGTTCTGGCTTAACAATTTCTTCAACACTTCCGCCTTGGCCATGTGTACTTCGTCGACAATTACACAGACTACGCCTTCTAAGAATTCTGCTAGACTTAATGTATCACTGTCGTAACTTTTCTTGTCTAAGATGTTTAGACTTTGCCATGTGCAGATAGTATGTGTGCGACCTAGTTCTTTTCTATCGCCAAAATATACTCCAACATCTAAGCCAACGTTCTTATAATCTTCTTCGGTTTGTACCACTAGGCCTTTGTTAGGAACAATAACCAATGAACGACCGTAAGGTTCGACAAGTGCGCTTAATGTTGCTGTGATAATTGTCTTGCCAGCGCCTGTGGCTAGTTCTTGTAAACCCTGTGGATTCTCCATAAATCCATTGATAGCATCTAATTGATAGTCACGCAGTACAATAGGCTGTCCGGCTATAGGATGTCCTTTAGGCCATACCTTCCCTTGGTCGGCCCAATACTGATCTGTAATCTTTGCAAATTCAAATTTATGTGGATTGCGTAGGTCTTCAATCTCTTCGATATCAACTCCGCACTCTTCTAATATGCCTAGGATAACATCGAGATGATTAAGATAACCATTCCCGCCAAGACCAAAAAACGTAGTAGTTCCATCCCATCTTCCTAATTTATACTGAGGCATATGGCGAGCATATGGTAATTCAAATTTAAGTGCATTAGAGATCTTCCTGCGAATCTCTACAGGTAATCCGTCTATCTTAATATTAACTTCGTCTCTGATGACGATTTTACAACTGGACAATTTGTCTTGTTCCTTTTATTCTTCCATGTCTTACGGACACTGAGTTATTATAATAGTAAACTGTAGAAAAGTCATTCAGGTACGCTGAAGTTTTTCCATGTTCGTATGT